ATCAACGACTAATACATCTTTATCGACGGTTAAAACGTTTCCCGTAGTGTTGACTATGTCTAATTTTCCCGCTGTTCCCTCTTTAGTATTAATAACTTTTCTAACAGCGAAGTCGTCGAGAATGCCCGCACTATGATTAACTTTTTTAAATTTCCCCGAACTTCCCTTTTTAATTATATAAGGATTTTTTTTAGCCATATTAAAACCATAGAATTAAACTTAATAAAACTTACGCCGCTTTAACAATCGCGAACCAAACCTGTCCGTGACTTACCCACGAAACAATGTCATCAGCTACTACTACTTGCCCTGTTAAAGCTGTGTCTATTCCTGTATTATCTCCCACAGCATAAGGCCCTAAAATTGTTATATCTCCTGCTGCCATTATTTACTCCTTTTTCTTTTTTGGCTTTTCTTCTTTCTTCTTAACATTCGCCAAATAGTATTTAGTATCTTCATTGTCTAATAGAATATTTTTATCAAAATTCTCTTTCCCTCTTTTCATTCTTCCTTCATGACTCATTTTAAGGCGCTGTATCGAACAATGGAATATAATAAGCTGTTCCATTGAAATAAACTTTAATTCTTGCATCACACGCAACATCTCCTGCTGCACTATCTGTTAATGTTCCTGTTTCAGTATTAGCAAATTCTTTAACTGCCAAAACTTCAGCGTTTATATCAGCATTAGCCATATTTACGCCCTCGTATTAGTGATTTTACAAATAGCATTTGGAGCATGAACTTGAATAACTCCTCTCTCCCAACATCTTATAGTTGTGGATTTTCCTGGGTCATTAATAGTTACAACTTGCATTGCTTGGGCTTGCTTCCACACAAGAGCCTCACCTTTAACAACTATATAGGCTTGGTCTGCTGTTACAGCTTCACTTACCATTATTGTTAATCCTGCTAATTTAGCAACCTGCCCATTTTGAACTGCGCTAGCACTTTGATAAGTTGGGTGATTTAGAACTTTAGTATTTGAAATTATATTTGTGTAATCTGTTCCATTAACAACTAAATATCCGTTTCCATTAAGAGCATCTACACCGTCGGCTCTTAACATATTTATTCCATAAAGAATATCATATATAGGGTCCCTGTTTGCTATTGTTGCACTATCCCATTCTTCACCTGCTGTTATAGCAAAAGTGTTTCCTGCACTATCATTCATTGCTGCCTCAATAGAAACATCAATTTGGTATTGAACTCTCCTGCCCATTCTTAGAATATGTCTTTGAAGCATTGGGACTGTAGCTGCTTGGCTCATCTCTAAAGAAATAATACTCTCATCTCCATATTTTAGAACTACTGCACTAACTTTTGTTTCTGTTACTTCAACAAATGGGTATGGTGCCATCTGTGGAATGCCTTTAATAGCGCTTCCTGTTCCGCCATCAGTAGAGTCTGTGTTAGTTTCTCTATAATATGATTCAGTCCATGCATCAGAACTATCTATTGTACAAAGTGTTTTCAACTTTGCCATATCTAAATTTACTGCCTTAACTGCGCTGTCAATATATTCTTTTCTTAAATCTGCCTCTCTCCATGTATCAGCCATTATTCTTTTTGAGCTTCTTCTTCCTCAAGCTCTTCTTCCTCTGTTTGTTTATTTTTTTCTTCTTCCATTTTAATATTTTGTTACTCTTACTCTGCACACTTCTGCATTCCCTGCCGCTTCTTCTAAATAACCTACAATAGCACCGTTAAGAAGATCTCCTGCGTCTGCTGTTCCTACAGTGTTAGCTCCTACAATAGCCACAAAAGCGCCAACATTATCAGAACCAGCGTCGGTTAGCATATCCCATACACCATCTAAAGCAACTGTTATTTCAGTAATACCATCACTTGCAGTTTTCTCTTCCCATGCAATTCCTGCAAAAGGTTGGTCTACTGCTGAACTTGCAGAGACTGTATAATCTCCAGAAAGATATAAAATTGTGCCTATTGCAATTTCTGTTCCGTCTGCACAAGTGAATCTTGCAAACTTAGTTGGTGTTTCGATGCATACTGCTTCATTAGCCATGAAAACAATATAATAATAAACTATTTAAATCTTTCTACTTAATCGCTTAACCGAATAACTAATAACCCGTTTATTTTTTTATTAATAACTATTGAGCGGCTTAATTATCCGTGCGTTTCAGTGCTTTTACGCGTGAGAGAATTAACGAAGCGACTTTATTTTTTTATTGTAGGCTTCTATTGTCAGCTTTAATTCTTCTATGTCTTTCTCTCGCTGTTTAAGTAGTGCTTTTAAGCCACCTAAACTTAATTCCCAATCTTTTTTATCCATGTCTCTCTATTGCCTTCTCAATTTCAGAGCCTTTAAAAAATTCTTTAGCGCCCTCTTTTTTAATTTCTTCCTCAGTTTTTTGTGGAGTATTTCCTGCTTCTGCTTCCCCTAAGAATTTAGTTCTTGCTCTTAATTCTTCTTTTCTTAATAATTCTTGTTCTATTTCGTCGTTGATTTCTTTTAATTTATTTAAATCTTCCGACGCTGATTTTATTACTTTATTATTTTCCTGAGGAATTTCTTTAGTTTCTTCTTTAGTTTCTTCCATAGTTTTAAACCCCCTTTCATTTTATTCCTAAAATCCTCTTTTGTAAATCTATTTGTCTTTTAGTTGAGTTTGCACCTTTTGCTATTAATGGGTAAAATGGAAATAATAAAGGATTTGTAGCTGTTATAATTTTAGCTGTTCTTATTGCAAAGTTAGCGTCTGCTTCTGCTTCTTCTAAAATTTCTACACCTTCTCCATAACTTAATGCTTCACTTCTTACATTATTTCCAACATCTCTTGCTGATAAACTCGCCATTGTTGAAATATTATCTACTGCATACCATGTAGCTAAACTTTCTGCTCCAGTTATTGCTGCTATTGTTCCTTTATGTTTCATAGCTAATTTTAATCCTTGTCTGGCAACTTCTTTAATTCCAATTTTATCCATGGCTAACATTTGTTTAGCTAATGCTTCTGAGGTTTTAGTTGAAACATTAAAAGCTCTTTGTGTTGTTAATGTTTTTTTTCCTAAGTATGCGGTTCTTGTTATTCTTGCTGTTCCTTCTGGTGTTGTGAATTTAGCCATATTTGGAGCTAACTTACTTACAAATGGTAAAGCTACTCTTCCAGATTTAATTAAAGCGCCCCCTACTCCTAAAGCTGCTGCTCCTGCAAATTCATAAACGTGTGGGTCTTTGTAAATTGGTTTATCACTAATATCTAATCTTTGTCTTGATGCTTCTACTTGTTCTGGTGTTCCTATTCCTGTTGCTTTTATTGTTTCATGAGCTAATCTTTCAGCTCCCTTAAATACTCCACCAACTAATGGGAGATTTGAAGCTACATCATGAACTTTTTCAGCTGCTTTTGTTGTTTTTTCTCCGAATGTTTTTTTCTTTTTTTTCTTATCTATTTCTTTTATTACCATTTACCAATACTCCGCTTTTCTTCCCCAATATTTAAAAAATTCCAAACTTGCTCCAAATAAAACTAATAAAAACCCAAAATATTCTTTATTAATTAACATAGTTCCGCCTGCTCCTGTGATTAAAATAGCTACGGTATTAATCATAGTTTCTATTGTTGCTTTATGTTCGTTTTCTGTCATTCTTTATTTTCTTCCCCCGCTGTTGTTTCACTTGCTTTAAATTGCATTGGGGAATTTGAGAAATCCCCATCTTTACTTTTATCAGTAAGCATTTCATTTTCTAAACTTACTGGAAATTCTAAATTAATTGTATAACCTAATTGTTCAAATATTTGTTGTTCTATGTAAAGTTGGTCTTCTTCTATTGTTTGTTGAAATGCTAAATAAGCTATTTTTGCTGTTGCTTCTGTAAATTCTTGTGAGCTTCCTAAAATAATTTGTGGAACTCCTGCACTTTGATAAAAATAAGAATTTAATTGAGTTATCCAAGGTAAAGGGTTTAATGTTGCATTAGCTGCTATGGCTAAGTTTTCTGGCACTACTGCATCTTTAGGAATATACATATTTTCTCCTGCACCTGTTGCAGCGTCCATTTTAGCTTTAAAAGCCGCTATTTCTGGAGGGTCATCTGTATCTAAATGAAAAATAAATTTTGGTTTTACAAATCTATGAAATACCTCTCTTAAATCTGTCATAGCTTCATTTCTCATTAAAATTATTTGTTCTAAACTTTCTATCATAGAAACACCATGTATTTCGTCAGCTACTCTATTTCTTGATAAATGTAAAATATCTTCTTTGTTAAATTTCTTAGTTTCATTAGTTTGAGTTTTTGTTCTTTGTTCGTATCTTTTAATAAAACCTTTTTTGTCAGCGATAATTGTTATTACACTTGGGTCTAAACATTTTAGATTAACTACTTCCCCTGTTTCTTCATCTCTTATAATTTCTGCAAAACTATCCCCTGCTATCTGCATTGTTCTAATCATATTTTCTAAGATTGTATTAAAAGTATCATTTCCCCAGCCGATAATAAAATTTAAAATGGCTTCTGTTTCAGCGTCGGATTTAAAACCTTTTCCTACTGTCCATGTAGATTTAGCGTCTATTACTGCTCTTAATTCTGGGATTTTTTTATAATAACCTAAATACTGCCCCCAATTTTTAATAGAATAAATTGTTTCTTCTGATGCACTTACTCCATCTGTTTGCATTGTATCCACTGAATAAGATTTTATTGCCTTGCTTCTGCTGATGAAATTCTTGTTTGTGGCATTTTATAGGTTTATTTTAAATGGGCAAATAAAGACTATTCTTGTATTATTTTCTGATATTGAAACCCCTGAAACTGATGTTGTTCCTTCTGCATTTGACGGGTCACCTGCTATTGATATTTGAACATAGCTTGTTGCTCCTGTGTCTTTTCCCCAGCCTTCAATAGTTAGTCTTAAAGTTTCTCCTATTTTAAAATGTGTCTGTGGAATTGTTATCATCATGGATAAAGGTTTTTCTACATCATAATGAGATAAATCGTCTGATTGAACACTTGCAATTTCTGTTTCTGAGCTTCCGTCCCATTTTCTTACTTTTGCGATTATTCTTGAATTTGTTCCTGAGCTTGTTCCATTTACAAAATAAGATAATCGAATATATCCTGTTCCTTTTATTATTTGTGGGAGTTTAAATTCTGTTAAATCAAAATCAGCATCTAAAGTTTTTGTCCAATCTGCGTCGCTTGATTGTGTTCCATTTATTATATTATATGGGGTATAGTTATTGATTGAGTATTCTGTTATTGATTTTACACTGCTTGCGTTTGATGTTCTTATTAATCCTGAAGTTCTTCCTGTGCTGTCATAAGTACTATAACAATCAAATTCTATATAACCCGTTGCTTCTGTTACATTAATCCAGTCATAATTTACTAAAATCTCCCCTCTTTCTGGAAATAAATTATTACCAAAATTTAAAGTCATTCTATCCAAAACTCCTGAGGTGGAATTTCTCCCTCTCTAAATTCTCCAAAAATTCGTGATTGTTTTTCTCTTAAACTTGCTTCTGAAATTAATTCTCCATCTGCAATAATATCTCCTAATAATCTCCCGAATTTTTCTACTCTATTTTTAGGGTCAATTATAATTTCTACTTCTTTACCTTCAATTTTATTTTTAAGCCATAAAGCACTCTCTAAACCTCCAACTTCGTCCATTTCTGGTGCGTCGATAATATTTAATCTTATTGGAAATAAAAAATTTCTAAAATTTGCTTCTACTTCTATAGTATCTCCGTCAATAACTCTATTTACTCTTGCATTAAAATTTTCCCATATTTGTTTATGCGGACTTTCAAAATAAAATATTTGCATTTGTCTGTTTGTTAATTCTGGGAATTTTTTAAAATCGTGTTCTGTTTCAATATCCAAACTCTCTTTTTTAGGCATTGTTTACGAATGTTTGTGATTTAATATCTCTTAAAATGCTGACACATCTTAAATAACCATCTCTTAGTATTGTTATCATTGATTCTGCTTCTCCTCTTGAAGTAAAACCACTCATATCATATTGAATTATATAGATTGCAGCTAAGTTTGATGCTGCTTCTTTTAGAACTCCTTTAACATCTACATTTAAAGTTGAATAAGCATCGCTCCAGTTATATCTTGTTGCTGCGTTAATTTCGCTTTCTGCCTGAGAGATAAAATCATTTGTGTAAGTATCTCCTGTTACTGCAGTTGTGTTTGCGTTAGCACCTGCTTTTCTTTTAATTTCATCTGTTGTTGCAAATATTCCTGTATCTGCCATGTTTTATTCAATAAACATAAATATTTAAAGTTTTGTTATTTGTTATTAACCACACAGCTCTTATAATTCCTTCTGTGATGTGTGAATATGCTCCGAAAATTTTTCCTTCGTCGTGTTGAATTGATGAAAGTGAGTTTTTAACTTCATCATCATCTAAAAGTTTAATTTTTTCTTGCTCCATTAAAGATAATAGATTAAAATACATTTCTTCTTTTAGTAATTTTTTAGATTTTTTTCCTTCTTTGTCTGTTGGCCTTGAGGCGTTGTTTAAAGCTATTGTTTTTCTTCGTGTTTTATTATTATTTAATAATTCGCTAAAAACTCCGAAACCTACTCCTGCGTCATCTATGCCTATTTGTTTAAAATTATATGCTTCGTTTAGGGTTAAAATTCTTTTTGTTGTGTCTGTTGTGTAATTTCTTTTTTCAATGATATTTTCTCTCTGCTCAATGTTTTCTTTATTTATTTTTTCTAAAACTTCAAAAGTGCACTCGTCTTTTCCTAATCCTGCAACATCTACACCCAAATAAAATTTACCTATATAAGTAGGTTTTTCTTTTCTTTTTAAAATACATATTTGTTTTATTAATTCATCATCAAATAATCTTTTTAATTCATCTGTGAAAACAGCTAAATATTCCTGTGCGTATGCTAATTTTGTAAGTCTATCTTTTTGTTCTTGTAAAAATTCCTTTGAGTGTCTGGGGCAATCTTCCGCCGAAACATAGAATTTCTTAAATTTTGGGTCCTTAGAGCATTTATAAAAATATTTTTCTTGTCCGTCTTTGTGCAATTTACCTGCTGGTGTTGAGGCTATGTCTATACTTCCGTTAATAACGGATAACATTGGAAGTGTAGCTATAAAATATTCTTCGCTCATTCTTGCACCTTCATCTGGCATTAATTTTTTAATTGTAAAGCCCCTTAAACCTTCTCCTGTTTCCCCTGCTGCATAGCATAGTATTCCTGAGCCATTTTTAAAAAGTATTTTGTGCATTGTTGGTCTATCTTTGCCTTTCATTATAAGCTTAGAATACTTTGCTTGTGCGTAAGCCAAAGCTTTGGCTAACATATGGTATGCTTGTTTTTCAGTTATAGAATTAATTAAAACGAACTCTCCTTTTTTGTAGTGATTTACACATAATTCAACAGCACGAATGCTCATCGCCGTTGTTTTTCCAACTTGACGCCCGGTTAATAAAAAACAATTTTCGTCGGGGTGGGAGTTAAAAATGTAGTCTTTCTGCCATTCATCTAAAGTATTCCATGGTGTGTTAATATTGTAATTCATCTTGTGAGTAAATTTCCTTTAAATCTTCTTCGTTTATTGTAATGCCATTTGGGATTAATTTAATCATATCTCTTATTTGTTCTAGGGTGTATTCCATATTATACAACTGAGAATTTTACCCAAAATTTCCCATTTAAATCTTTATTTTTTTCTCTGAGTTTTTGTGCTTGGTGGCAGTTTAAATTATCTGGCTTACATTGAATGAGTCTTATAATCTTCTTTTGTGTGTCTATTGATATAACATCTATAGGGCTATGACTTCCTGCACTTCTAAAAGCTATATTTCCTTTGGCTTTTTCTTGATTCACTATTTTGTATTCTTTCTTCCTTCCCTTGACATAATTAGCATTAGGCATTTAAAACCTCGTCAGCTTCCTTCTCTGCGTCAATTTGAGGTATTGTAGATTCCATCTCTATTTCAAATTGTGCTTGTTTAATATATTCTTTAACAACTCTTTCACTCATTCCCCATTTTTTACAACAAATAAAAACTAATTTTTTCAAATCTGGTTCTTGTGCTTTTAAAATTGAAGATTTTATAATTCCAATTTTTGTTCTTCTTTCTTCTTGTCTTGCTCTTATAATATTCATGTAATTCATAGAACACACATCTATTTAAATCTTTCTATTTGTGTGTGTTCTGTATGCAACAAAGAAACAAAGAAAAGAAAAAGAACCAAAAAGAAAAGAAAAAAAGAAACAGAATAATATACTCCCCACTACGTTAAACCAATTCCCATACAGAACACACGCACATTCGTGCGTGACTTGAACCAAGAAAACACTTGGAGAAGATTAAATTCATAACCTTCTCCGTTACTTAACTTCTCCGTTAGTGTATCTTGGTTAATTTTTTAAAAGCTATCAACTATTTAAATATTTCTATAATTTTTTTCTAAAATTTTTTTGTGAGTTCTTATATACAAACAAATAAAACAATCCAAGAATCGCTAAACTATTATAAATTAATATATTAAAGGGTGGTGGGTGGGCAGCGGAGCGGAATGTAATGTAGCGTAGCGTGGCATTCCCCCTGAGCGTAGCGATTGGCTGGGATAACATCAATCCCGAACGGAGCTTGGCGTAGTGAAGGGCAAAAGCCCTAAATACAGCCCGAGCTGTAACTCGGGCGGTCTTGAGCAGGGCGAAAGACTATTTACGGCTTTTGTATAACCCGCTCCCGTTTCCTTTCCCTCAAGGAAACTGGCTGAGCGGGAGAATTG